AACACCTGTTAGCGAAATGCTCAAGTCAGAACTGTTGGCTTTGATGTCACGTTTAATATCAGAAAGCTGCAACAGACTGCCAAGGTTTGTAAAGGTGATGCCATCTACGGTAATAGGTGCAGCAGCATTGCAAAAGGTGTAGGTGTTAGACGGCATTGTTAGCCGAATAAACTCGCCATGTCGGATAGACGAACTATCCAACGCTGTCATTGTCGTGCTCATGTAATGTCCTCTCTAAACACAAACGCATCATCCCAATTCACAAGTGCGCTTGCTGGATATGGCGTTAGTGTATAGGTAGGACACTTTTCTGCCAAGACCGTAAACGTGCAATTGTTGCCGCAAGCCACAGCAGCGCCAGATACAGGCGAACCAATAACAGGTCTATGAATGGACACAGTAGCAGTTGCATCAGTGTAGGGTACGTCAGCAGTGATCTTGTAGCTGTATCCGCCAATCATTATAAAATCACCAGCCTTAAAAATAGCGCCAGTAGATGCAGGTAAATTAGCCAGCGACAAGGTTTGTGAGTTGGCGGCAGGTGTAGCGCCTAGCGTTACAGTCGTTGGGGTTGTAGCAGCACCACCTTGGTATCTCGTAAACCAAGATAAGTTTGCGCTGTTAAAAGTAATTGTTTCTGGCAACTGCCTGTCAAGGTTGTCAATCGTTTGAATGATTTGACGAGAAGTTGCATAAGCCAGATAGTTGTGTGGCATAACAGTAAACACCCAAGGCACAGCAGTCAGGTACTGAGCCACACGCATTTGACCAGAACGGCTAACCTGTTGGCCTACCGTCCTTCGGTTGTTAACAGTCATCGACTGTTGCACCTCAAAGATCGTTTGGAATGACATCAAGTTCTCCCGAAATTAGTAGACAGGTTTTTGTTGGCGTATTGGTTAGCCGCCCAAATAGTGTTTGAGCTACCAAGCAGACGATCCTCAAACGACTTAACGTCAATGGCGTTGATGTAGTTGTTTGTCACGTTGGTCGTAGCGCCCATGTTGCTCATCTGGTTGTTTGGAATGATTGTTCCCGAGCCAGAGGGCATAAACAACTCAGGCCCACGCTCACCCACGATGTACGGGCTACCTGCGCTTACAGGGCCACCTGTGGCTTTTTCCGTTACTCCCGCAGCCTGATAGACATTTTTAAACCAACCGTCATTTGATGAGTTAGGGCCAGTAGCAATTCCAAAAACTCCTTTTAAAAAGCTCAAAGCAGCAGCTTTCATTTGGATTGCAATCAGGTCTTGAATGATGTTACGAGCCAAGTCCTTCATGCTCAACTTGCCTGTCTTGACAAAGTTGTCAATGGCAGAAGACAAGTTGCCAAACACGCTGTCAAACACTTGCTGTGTACGCTGTGCAGACTCTTGCATCGTGACAAACATTCTTTCCATTTGCTCTTGCTTGTCAAGTTGCTCTCGCTGGTAATCAGAACTGCTTTCGCTGCTTTCAAGTTCTTGCCGTTTTCGTGCGTACTCCAATGAAATCTTTGCCAACTTTTGTTCAGTCTCAGTGGCATAAATTAGTTGGTACTTGAGATCAAGAGATTGACGCTGGAACTCAAGGTCTTTGGTTTTATCGTATGCGTTTACATCTGCCGATATTCTTGCTTGACTTCTACGAACAAAGTCATCGTCCAACTCTTTTTGGAAGGCAATTTTTGCTTCCTGTTCTTCCATGTATTTCTTAATCTGAATCTGCTTAATCTTTTCAGCAGTCTCAGTGGCAATAGCAATAGACTTGTATTGATATATCTCAAGATTTTTTTGTACAAATTGATTGTCTTCTTGAGTGTTTTTAGCCTTCATCTCAAGCTGCGCGTCAGATAGCTTTTTGGCAGCATCTAACTGAAGCATCTGTATTTCGTTGGCGCTTTGTTTAGCAACAACAAATTCTTTTTCAGCTTTTGCCTTTGCCAATTCTGCGGCCTTGGCTATCCCCATAGGCCCATACTTGTCTTCTTTGCGAATGTCATCTGCATTTTTTGCGGCGGCTTTTGCTTTTGCTTTTGCAGCCTCGTCTTCCATTAACATAGACTGGAGCAACAACTTTCTTTGTTCAACTAATGAATCAAGTCTAGCTTGACGTTCATCTTGAACTTGCTTCATTCGATTACCGGGAGCATTAACAGCAGCAGAAGCTAAAGCAATTTCTTGGTTTAGCTTCTGCAAGTCCGCGTTTTTGTCATCACGACCCCAACCCATCATGGCATCCCAAGCATCTGAAGCAGCCTTCCCAAGCCATTTCCATCCTTCTTCAAAATAGCCAAG